CTGTTATTTATGGTGATTGATATTCATTGGAAATTTACTTATAAGATTAAGGGGTATTCTAGTGTGCTAGAATCTATAATTACTTTTTCTTCAATTGTAATAGGGTTTTATACTGCTATGTACGGAATACTTATTACTATGAAAAGTACAACTTTAATGAAAGAGATAAGGCAGCGTAACTTAAATGGTATTTTTAAGTTTCAACTATATGATTCATTGTTAATTTCATTTATAGTTTTATTATTATCTATAATTATGCAAATAGTAAAAAACTATAGTGGCAGTATCAATAATTTTGTTTTTGATATTTGGTTTGTAATAATTGGATATTTTGTTGGAAGTACCTATAGGGCTATATCTTTATTGTTAAAGATAATTTTTGCTGACGAGCAAAAAAAACCGAAAATACAGAAAAAAACACCTGCAGAAAAGAAAAAACAATGGGAAAGAATAGGAACAAAAAAGTAACAAGTCAGCTTAACGGCTGGCTTTTTGTTTGGAGGATTAAAATGTTTCAGACTAAACGGTTTGGTTTGGTAGCATCTAAGCAGGAATATCAAATGCTGTGTAGAGCCGAACGACACATGAATAAAATACAAAAGAAAAAGCCGACAGCTCAACGTTTGCCGGCTTTTAAAGTACACAAAAATAAACAGTTTTCCCTCTAATTCGCTTGATTTACACCTTATATAGGTGTATTATAATAAGTGAAGGGAGGGATGGTGATTAGAACAGATAGACGTAAGAGATTACAAAAAGAACGCCGAGAAGATATTAAATTTTATCTCAGCATTGCAAGCTTTATAATATCAATCTTGACGTTCTTATTTAAGTAATCTAACACCAGCAAGGGTTCCAACAAAGCCCTTGTTTAGGTGTATATAAATTATATCATGTTCTAATCATGCCTGTTATGAAAAGAGAAACAAAAGATAATATCTCAATCGTTCTATCAGTGCTTGCTATCCTAATTTGTATTGCTACTTGGTTAGTAAAGTAGGTGATACAGATGGCAGAATTAAGTGAGGCACGGCGCAAAGCTAACAAGAAGTGGAACGAAAAGAATAAGGACAAGCAACGGATCTATCAATATCGGTCTAATGCTAAACATTTTATTTTAGAAATGGCCAATGAAAAAGATCTGGATAAATTTACTGATTATATTAATCAGCGACGAACTGAACTTAATAATAATTAAGGCGATAGCAACTGGCTACCGTCTTTTATTTTGCAATTAGAAAGGTGGTGTGGTGATATGCCATGAAATTAACAGCAAAACAACGATTATTCGCTGATGAGTACATAAAGAGCGGTAACGCTACACAATCCTACATTAAAGCTGGTTATAGTGTTAAATCTGAAAAAGTGGCTGGCGTCAATGCAACTAGAATGCTAGGAAATGCTAGGGTTAAAGCCTATATTGACACTAAAATGGCTGAAATTGAGTCACATAAGATAGCAGACGCCAAAGAAGCAATGCAGGCCATTACTGCAATTGCACGTGGCGAAACCACAGAAACACAAGCGCAAATCAATCCGTTATCTGGAAAGTGGGAAAAGATTGAAGTACCAGCTGACTTAAAAGTGCGATTGTCGGCATGGAAGGAGATTCTCAAACGTTATCCATTGGCTGATGAATTCTCAAAGACACAGCTACGTAAGATGATTGCTGATGCTCGTATTTCAGAAGCACGTGCAAAGAGCCTTGAAGATAACGGAGCTGATGTTGAGGACTTAGTATCTGGATTAATCAATGCTATCGGAAAGGAAGATAAGCATGAGTCTAGCTGATGTATTTACGCCCAAGCAGCAAGAGGTTATTCATTCTTATCTCAATAAAGACTTTAAGTATCTTATCCTTGCTGGAGCTGTTCGTTCTGGCAAGACATATATCGATAATTTCTTATTTCTGATGGATTTGAAACGTGCTAAGCAAAGAGCGATCGCAAAGGGAGATAAACACCCGCAGTATATTCTAGCGGGATACTCAAGTGGAACTATCTATAACAACGTAATTTCTTCGCTTGAAAAACAATTTGGCTTTGATATGAAAACAGATAGGCACGGACACTACAATTTATTTGGGATTGATATAGTTCCTGCATTCACAGGATCTACTCGTGGACTTGGTGCAATTCGTGGTATGACTTCGTATGGCGCTTATGTTAACGAAGCGAGTTTAGCAGTTGAAGAAGTGTTCCAAGAAATAGTTAACCGGTGTTCAGAAGACCACTCGCATATCATTGCTGATACTAACCCAGATAATCCGCAGCACTGGCTTAAAACTAAGTTCATCGATAACAAAGACCCAAAGGCTAGGACAATCTATTACCACTTCACAATTGACGATAACCCAACTCTAGCTCCAGACTACGTTGAGTCGCTTAAAGCTTCTAAGTCGGGGATGTTTTTTGAACGTGACATTTTAGGTCTGTGGGTAACTGGTGAAGGTGTCGTATACAGTGACTTTGATAAGTCAACGATGATGATTGATCGTAAAGACTTACCAGACAATTTAACATATACGGCAGGGATCGACTGGGGATTCCAACACCCGACTGCAATTGAAATTATTGGTCATGACGACAAGGAAAACTACTATCTTGTTGATGAAGCCTACGGGCAATTTAAACAGGTAAATCCTTATTGGATTAAGGTCGCGCAAGGATTTAAAGAGAAGTACGGAATGGGACTAACATTCTATGCTGATACTGCTCGCACGGAACACGTAAGCAACTTTCAAGACCATCATATTAAAGCAGTGTATGGCTATAAAAATGTTCTTGATGGTGTCGAAAAAGTAGCAGGGATAATCAAACAACATAAATTTTATGTGGTTAAAGGTGCTGCACCTAACTTTATTAATGAGATTTATCAATACGTATGGGATGAGAAAACAGGCGCGCCAGTAAAAGAACATGATCACGCCCAAGATGCAGTTCGATATTGTATTGCTACTCCGCTATGGCGAGCAGAACAGGCAAAGAAGCAAAATACAAATCGTCAACGTTCTACTCATTACTTAAACGATTTAGGTTTGATTTAGAAAGGAGGACAACATGGCTATTAATACAAGTGATGATTCACAAGCTTACTATGCTAGTGTGCCGTTTGGTTTACAAAAGGATTCCATTCGCATGCTGAAAGGTGGGACAAGGTTTGACCGTGAATCTAACAAGGTTTATCGGATACCGACTTCACAGTACGATGAAAGCCATCTGAGCGATTATGTTCACATGTTCTTGGAACACCACTACAACCATCAGTTAACGAGAATTGCTACGCTTCAACGCTATTACGAGGGCGACAGTGATATTCACTACTGGAAGAGTGACAAGAGCAAGAACCGAGCTGATAATCGGATTGCAAGTGGTCATCCTCACTACATTACAACAATGCGAGTTGGCTATTCGTTGGGTAAAGGTATTCAATACCAGTACAACTCACCGACAGATAAGCCGGGTGTTGATAATACTGAAGCCGATAACCTTATGCAACAGATTGATGAATTCAATAAAGCTGTTGATGAAGATTACATTGAGAAAACTATCAAAAAGAGCCTATCTGTTACTGGACGGGCTTTTGAATTACTATATACGACGGTTTCACCTACTGGAGATGGTGGCAAAAAAGTTAACGTTGAGTTGACGGTGCTTGACCCAGCCAATGCCTTTGTGGTTTACGATACAAATATTCATCAGAGTTCGCTGTTCGGTGTCTACTACTACATGGTCAATTACAACGACAAGCCACAGTTCTATGTGACTGCCTACACTGCTAACAAGGTCTATCACTATGAACCAATTAACAGCGTTGGGGATGATTTAGTCCTTACAGGCGAACCAGAGGAACATTTCTTCGGACGGGTACCAATTACCGAATACGCTAACAACGATGAACGACTTGGCGATTGGGAGCCTGATTTAGATTTGATCGACAGCTATGACAAGGCAATCAGTGAGATGGCTAACAGCGAGGAAGACTTTAGCAATGCCACACTAGTAGTCAATGGTGACATTGATGTGCCCCAAACAATGAAGAAAATTGTTAAGGACAAAGACGGTAACCCGGTATATGACGATAACGGTGACTTGGTTTGGGAGATTGACCCTAACAGCCCATACCTAAATACTCTTAGTAAAGTCATGTACTTAAAGCCGTCAATTATTAACAATGCTAATGGTGGAGTAACAGTCGTTCCTTCTAGCGCTGAATACCTAACTAAGGAGCTACCAATTGACAACTGGAAGAACCACCTTGATGAGATTGTTCGTGATATTTACACGGACACTAACACACCTAACGTTAGTGACGAGAATTTTGGCGGCAACAGTTCTGGTGTAGCAATGGCTTATAAGCTGTTCGGCAGTGACCAGATTCGTGAAACTCAAAATGATTTATTCAGTCGAGGTGTCAAACGTCGTCTGCGCTTAGTTGCTCACTTTTGGGGAATTAAGAACGTCATTCCCGATGAAACGCTCGTTAACAACGTTACTCTTAACTTCCCACCTAACTTGCCTAAGAACGATACCGAAACGATTACTAATGCGATGAACCTGCTTAAGGCTGGTGTATCACAAGAAACTGTCTTTGGTTATCTAACCGCCGCTACTGGTGTTAAGCAAGAGGAAGAAATGCAACGAAAGAAGGAGCAGGCTGAGAACGACCCTGACCGCTTAGATGCTAACATGTTTAAGCAACAAAACCAGAGCCAAGATGAACAGGATTCTGGCAAGGAAGATGATGAGTAATGAGCCAAAAAGAACTCACTGAATTAGCCCAGCAGATTTATGGCAAGTCAGACAAGCGGGTCAAGGAGCTTCAGTCAATGTATCATACCACTCAAATTCAAATAGAGGGCATTATTAGCGAGTTTGTTTCCGATGATGATAATTGGAACCTGCCAGCACCAAAACGGCTAAAAGAGCAGTTATTAAGTGAATTAATGACTATGTATCGTGAAGCTGATTCGGGTGACCAAGCATTGATTGCTGTTGCAATGACTGGGCGTTCAATTGCTACGATTAACGAAGCAGTAAAGGTAAGCACTGGTATTGCATTATTGTCTCTTGCACATCAAAGACGGTTACAACTTGCTGATACATTGCAAGAGATACCACAACAAGTTAGGGAGGTTGGCTATCGAAAGGCTACGAATAAAATTAATCGTTACTTTAATCGCCTTAATGGTCGACCGCCAACTACTGCTGAACATGAATATGAACTAGCTCGAAGAATACCAGGCAAGTATCACAGAGTGCTTGCTCAAAAGTCTGTATCGGAGATGGTTCAGAAGTTTGGCTCTGGTATTGATACTGATGAAGCGATTAATCGTAATACTGTGGCAATGATGAATAAGGTTAACCAGTTAGTTGATAAGATTAACGTTAATCACATCAAACCACAGGAATATAGCCGAGAGCTAGCTGAGATGTTTACAGGCAGTAATTCAACGAGTAGAGGTGCTGTCTACAGTGCTGAAAGACTACTGAGAACTGAATCAGCGTATACGTTTGCTAATGCATTGAAGGACGACTTTAAGCGTCGCAAGGTAAAGTATTTTACTAACGTTTCAGTGCTAGGTAGTCATACATGCAAGTTCTGTGAACGGATGGACGGTAAGACATTTAAGGTTAGCGATATGCAGCCGGGTGTTAACTGTGCACCGTTCCACCCTAACTGCCAATGCGATATTGTCGAATCAACCAAAGAAGATATTGAATCAATAAGTTTATAGCAAGCATTCAAATTAGAATGGTTGCTTTTTTAATGCCCTCAAACGTGCAGGCAGGAGGTTAAGCCGGACGGTGAACCCGACGGGGGTCAAACGGAATAAGCCGACGGGCGTAAAACGGGAGGATTTTCAAATGTCAGAAGATATTAAAAAGACTGTTGTTAATAATGAATTGGAACCAAAGGACAAGGAAAAAACAAACGAATCTAAGCCGGAATTTACAGATGAACAACAAGCTTATATCGATCGAATCGTTAGTGGAATCAAGAACGAGAATAAGCAAAAGATGGCTGATTATGAGCAAAAAATGGGCCAAGCCGTTGAAGATAAGGTTAACGAACAGTTAGCTGAACGAGAACGGCGGGCCAAGATGAGTGCTGAAGAAAAAGCGGCCGATGATATTAAGAAGCTTAAAGAAAAGAACGCTCAACTTAGCGCTCAAATTGAGCAACGCGACCGAGTTTCTTTCGGACACTCAATTGCTGATAAGTACAACGTGCCATCTAGCATGGTTGGGCGTTTAATCGGTAAGACTAACGAAGAGACTGAAAATAATATGAAGTCATTCGCTGATGAATACAATAAGGCGGTTCAAGCTGGGGTTGATAGTCGATTAGCTGGTACCAAACAACCACAGATTGGCTCGCAAGCCAACATTGATAGCACCAAAAAACTATCGAATCTTTCATTGGACGAACAGACGAAACTCTACAAAGAAAATCCAGCTCTCTACAACCAATTGGCAAGTCGCTAGTTGGTTTTTGTTTTTGTCAAAATTAGAAAGGAAGAATATTAAATGACGGATACACGCTTTCATTTGGCGGACGCAATCATTCCTGAAGTGTTCGCTAACTACGTACTGAATCAATCAATGAAGACTAACCGCTTGGTTAAGTCTGGAATTTTAACCAATGACCCATCACTTGGCAGTCAATTACTAGCACCCGGCGACTTTATCCACATGCCATACATCAATGACATCATGGAAGGACCAGACGCTCAAACTTGGACTGATACCCAAGACATCGCTGTTAACGGTCTTACTACCGGTGAACAACGGGCATTCAAGTTCCGTCAAGCTCAAGCATTCGGTTACACCGATATTTCACAACAAGTATCAGGTGCACCTGCACAATCAACCATTTCAAATCGGTTTAGTGCTTACTGGAACAACCAAGACCAAAAGCTGTTGTTCGCTACATTAAAGGGTGTCTTCGCTAACTCTGATATTGCTACTGCTAAGAAGTATGAAGATTCTGGAGTATTTAGCGCTCGCGGTTTCCTTGCTACTATTGCTAAGCTCGGTGACCTCCAAGACAACACCTTCAACAAGATTGTTGTTCACTCTTCAACTTACGCTGAAATGAAGGCTCAACAATTGATTGAAACAGTGCAACCTGCTAACGCTGTAACTCCAATTTCCGTTTACAACGGAATGCAAATTGTACAAGACGATGATCCTAACCTGATTAACGATGATGGTTCTGTAACTTCATACGTCTTTGCTAACGGTGCTGTTGGCTACTCAGTTGCTAACCCACAAAACGCTGTTGAAATCGAACGTGAAGCACGTAATGAAGGTGGACGGACTAACGTTATCAACCGTCGGGTAGTTACTACTCACGTACTTGGTACTTCTGTATCTAAGACCTTCGCCCCTACTGGTCAAACCGTTACTATGGCTGAACTTGCCAAGGGCGACACTTGGGCTTCAATCGTTGACCCACGTCACATTCAAGTTGTGGCTTACAAGGCTAAGTTAGATAAGGAATTCGCCCCAGTTGTTCCTACTGTCAAGCCAGCTACACCTCAAGTGGGACAAGGCGATAAGGGAAAATAACACCGCTCGACAGTAACGGAGCGGGCGTTACATCAAGCAATACGGTAGCTGAGATTAAGCAGCATTTAGATAATCAAGGTATTAACTACACCTCAAATATGAAAAAAGATGACCTTTTGAATCTGGCAAATGGTGGTGAGAACAATGACACTATCAGCTAGTCAACAAGATATTTTAGATGATGTACAAATAGCTCTGGGCATTGATGATACAGAGCATCAACCAATGATCGAACTGTACATTCGTTTGGCTTGTAAGTCGGTTGCTCTTTATACCGGTGAAGATTACAACAACCTGCCAGACGCACTTACTGGAATCATTACCGAGATGGCACTTGCTAAATTTGCTAAGCGAGGTAATGAAGGTAAAACCCAAGCGGGTGAAGAAGGACTAACTGACCAGTGGAGTGAGGACGACTTAGCACCTTACATGAGCCAGCTGAACGCCTATCGTGATAACAAGGCACATTCTGGTCGTAAAGGCTGGGTGATGAGTCTTGACTAGAGTTAGAGATGTTTACTTATTGAAAAAATCAGCTACTCCTGGTAGTGGTGGGAACCCGTTCGATAAGCACTCGCATTATGTTGTCTTGAAGAAAGCTCTCTTTTGTCGAGTAAATGACTTGGGTTTACAAAAACAGACGTTACTGTTTGGCGGGGATAGCTTATATCAAGACGCCAAAACTGTGATTGTTAATGGTAGTCCACCGCTACCAGATAAGATTGCATTCGTTAATGAATATGATCCGAAAACTGAAAAGGGCATTCTTTATGATGTGAGAATGCCACGAAGTCATACCAACAGTGTGGCTTTTTTCATTTTCAACACTAAATCAAAGGTGGGGTGATTAGATGTCGATGAAAGATATCGTTGGTAAATTGATCGACATGAACAATGCTGGCAGTTTAACCGATGACAACATCAAGCCGGTAGTTGAATACCGTGTAACAGATAATTACTCTAAACCAATGATACAGGTAGCTTCTGAATTAAAGTCCCTAGGGATGAATGAAGAAGCTGAACGGATTATTCGTCAGATTGGATTGATTAACTCTGGTTCGGAATCAATGCTTACTGAACTCGGTCGTCAAAACGTAAGAAAAGCCCAAATAATTGAACGAGGAATGGTAGGGCATGGACGAAGCGGTTATGTTCCTACTGGTAATTTAATGCGGTCAATTAAGGCTCATAAGCTTACTGACGGTCGTATGCAAGTATATCCGGAAGCAACAACTAAGAAAGGTGCTGAGTATGGTGGGTTCGTTGAATATGGAACGCGAAAGCACCCAACACCTGAGCCATTTATGTATCAATCTAATAAGGAAATGCAATCAGTTATTAGCAAAGAAGTAGCAGAACTAATGAAAGGAGCTGGCTTCTAATCGACAATCTACTATTACCACGTACGGACATGTTGCAGAGTGTCATTAAGCTAGTAAGTCCTTATGCGACAACTGTTTTAACTGGGGATGAAGCTAATGATCCGAATACTTTTCAGCTAGAGTATCCACAGATTATTGTGCAGATTCCTTGGCGAGTTGAACAATCTCGCTACAAGTTAGTGACTACTGGTGTCTATACCCAACAAATTGATCTTTATTGGAATGCTGATGAGGTGGGTTCGCTAATGGATACGCTAGACAAGCTAGAAATCCTGTTACCTCATCTCAAATTAACTCAATACCCGTGTGAATATCAGACCGATAGCCTGATATCTCCACAACCACAAGTCGACACGACAACTTCAACGAAGTTAATTCACGGAGTTGTTCGAGCCGACTTTTTTATTACTGAAAATTAGGAGGAATAAATAATGACAGTTAAAAATAAGACTGTAAAAATGGATGCCGCTAATAAGTACATCTATTTCATGAAGCTAGATGATGAACCAAAGGCAAACAAGGCTCGCATGATTGGATTACAAGGTCAAACCTCTGGTACTAACACCCGTCAACTTCAAACACTCCAAACTAAGATGTTCGATGTTAAGATGGCGGGTTCTGCTAACCAACAACGGACTGTGTTGGCTTACTTCCAAACAGGTGACGGCTTATGGGATGCCTTAAAGCACGCTTGGAAGGACCAAATCACAATTCACTTGTACCGGGTTGACTTCAACCAAGTAAGTGGTACTAAGCCAAGCCGTCAAGCACCTGTTGAATATGCACAATGCATTATCTCAACCTTGCCAAACACTGAAACTCTTAACTCTGTATTCCAATCTTCTGTTGTTTTTGAAGTGTAAGGAATCGCCCAAGATGGCGTGATTACTGAAGACCAACTTGAAGATGATGCCTTTGATCTTGGTAATGCATTGTACGGAATGCTTAATCCTACTGAAGTTGGTGATGGTACTGCTACTAAAGTTCCAGGAAGCGATTAAACAGGTACCACTGTTAATCAAGACAAGTAGTTTTAACTAGGAGGTAAGACTAATGGAATTAAAATTTGACGATAAGGAATCACAAGTAAAGTTTAACTTTGCAAGTCTCTCTCTTTGGGAAGAAAAGATCGTTGATAGCGACGGTAAGAAGCAAGAAGATAGTGAGATTTTTGATGCTTTATTTACCGGATTGGTTCAAAAGAACCCACGTACCTTGGTGAATATTTTGAACGGTGGGCTGGCTTATTTAGGCAAGGACAAGCCCACGTATTCTGAAGTGTTCGATGCTGCCTCCGACCTCATGGGTAGCGAAGGTATCGACAAGCTGGCTCAAGATTTGATGGCCGAATTAACCGCTAACGGTTTTTTCAAGGGTTCGATGAAGCAATGGATCAACTCCATCGAGCGTCAAATCAAAGGCTACGACAAGTTCTTCAAGGAACTCAAGAAACCAGCGAAGAACGCTCCAAAGGAAGAAAAGGAGCGTTACGACAATCTGGTCCAACGGTACAACTTACTCAAAGACCAATCCAAGCCGTTGCTCGACGAATTAGACAAAATGCTAAAGGATACCGGGAATACCTTGTAATTGCCCGACAACAAGCTGGAATCACTTCAATTAGTGATTTCGAACAACTAAATCCTTACCTCCTTGACGCAATGATAGAAGGATATGAGCGTCAGCAACTAAATCAGCGAGTGAAACTAGCTAATATGCTTCAGCAAACCCCGCTAATGGCTCAATGGGTAACCCTTGACCAAAACGGTATTTCTCAAATCAGCTCTGCCATTCAGGAATCAATTGAACAGGAATTATCCCGTATTGATAAAGAACATAAGAACGAGTTAGATGCTAATGATGAGGAAGTTAAGCAAGCTGACATCATGGCTAAGATTCTTGAAATGAAGAAATCAAAGCAGAAAGGAGGTAAATAATGGCTGTATACGGAAACAACATTGATATTAACGTCATTGGTAACGCGATTACTCAGCTTCAGGCAATTCAAAACGAATATATGAAGCTGAAGCATGATCAAGGCAAGGATATTCATGTTGGTGTTCAAGACCAAGCGTCTAATAAACTCAATGAGATTGATGAAAAAACTAGACGATTACCAACTCGCCACGAAACACGTTTAGGTGTTAGTGGTACTGAGGGGATTCTAGGTTCTTTTAGCCGATTAAAAGAACGAGCTTCAACTACTTTTAACTCAATCCAATCTGATATGCGTAAGACGGGAGAAAGTGCTCACCGTTTACGTGATATTATTGCCGGAACTGCTATCGGTCAAGGCGTATTGAACGGCATTAGCACAGCCTTAGGGACTATGAAGGATGGTCTGGTTGGTGCTGTTAAGGCAGGTTTTGAATATAACGCCGAGCTTGATAAGATGAACGCCACTTGGACGACTTTAACCGGTTCTGCTGGTAAAGCCGATAAGATGACTAAGTCAATCATCAACTTGTCTAACACTCTTGGTCAGTCGGTTGATGTTACGGACGAGTTGGCTCAACAGTTCTACCACGTTTTTGACAATCAACCGGAAACTGAAAAGTTAACTAAGTCATTCCTAACAATGGGTGACGCTATTGGCTTGTCTGGTGACCGTTTAACACAAGTAGGGATGGACTTCACTCATATGTTGTCAGCTTCAACGCTACACTTGGGTGAATTGAACCAGATTACCGATGCTTTCCCAATGTTTGGTGAAGCTTTGCTTAAGTACGAGCAGAAGGTTCAACACAGTTCATCATTAACAATGAACGAACTGCGGAAGCAAATTTCAGCTGGTAAGATCTCAGCTAAAGATGCCGAAGCAGTTATGAATGAACTTGGGGATAAGTACAAAAAAGCTTCAGATAACTTGATGGGTACTTTACCTGGTATGCTTCGGCAAATTAAAGCTGAGGGTAAAGGACTACTTGGAGCAATGGTTGACCCATTAAACCAAGCGGTTAACCCAATCATGAAACAGGTCTCTAAATGGGTTGCTGATGACCGCACTAAGAAAGAATTTAGTAAGCTGGGTGATGCAGCCAATACAGGTGTTGCCGCTGTTATGAAAGCTTTTGCTGATGCATTCGGTGATGGTTCAATCAGTAAAGCGTTAGATAATATGATTAACGGCCTTACTAATGCCGTTACGCAATTCTCTAACTGGTTAGCTAGAAATGGTGCAAGTATCATTAGAATATTTGCTTCAATTGGTAGTATTGCCAAGAGTGTTGGTACCGGGTTTATCTACGCACTGTCTGATTTCTTACACCTAATTCCGGGAGTTCACAGCTCAGGGATGAAAGGAATTGCCGATGCTTTTGCCGAAATAGCTAAGCACAAAACCGCTTTACAGATTATCGGTCGAATCTGGGCTACCTACTTTGTGACATCTAAAATCATGGGTGCTGCTAAGGCAATGAATGAGCTTTACAAGAATATGTTGGCAATTACCACTTTGAGTAAAGTTCAATCTCCAACTGGTAGTCTGCTTGGTGATATTGGCTACCTAAATAGTGGACGTGCTAAGAAAGTAATTGATGAAACAGCAACAACTCGTCTTGGACGATTTGGCACTGCTACTGAGCAGGGTGTTAAGATAGCCCCTTATCTTGATGAACGTGGATTCAAGGCTTCGTGGAGCAGGTTTGTAAGTACGTTACCAATTATCGGTGGTAACGCTGGTCAGCAAACTGGTGAAGCGGTAAGCAAAGGACTGCTTGCTAGATTTACCGGAGGTTTAACGGGGCTAGAAAGCATGGGTAAGGGAATAGCCGGAAAGCTTGGTGCCGGTATTGCCATTGGAATGGGTTCGATAGATTTAGCGCGTGGCCTTACACCATCGTTCAAAGGTGACCGAGTTAAGGAAATTGGAAAAGGCGCTGGTGCTTTACTAGGCGCAGGATTACTAAGTGAATTTGGACCAGGTGGAATGGCGATTGGAGCAACCGTTGGTAATATGATTGGCGGTGGAATTTCCAAAGGAATTTGGGGAATCCTCAAAGGAATGTATCACTTTGGATATGACTTAGGAGAGGTTCTTCAAGGGAAAATGTCATTCCATACGATGGTCGGAAAGTTCCAAAAATCATTTTCTGGAATGATGAGTTGGGCTGGTAAAGAATGGACAAAGTTCAAGAACTGGTGGAATGGTGAGTCTGCACCAGAAAGTCATTTTTCTCATAAATCCAAACAACCATCTTCACAGGTAGTTGAATCACTTGGTGGGAACCATTACTCTAAACAAGACATTGCTAACGTTAAGGAAATGAACAAAGCCATCACGGCTTATACCGGTTCGTTGAAGAAACTAAAAGCGTCTATTAAGGAGAATGATCCGACCAAACAACTCAACGGCATGAACAAGCGACTCAATAAGTCGATTAAGTCATGGAGCAAGCTAGCTACACCTATCAAGAAAATTGGGGCTGCATTTAAATCTCTTAATTCCTTTAACAAGGAAATGAGGAAGAATGATGCTTTTGCTAAGCTCAATAAGGATTTGCCTAAGCTTGAAAGAACATTGAAGGGCAATAAGATTGCTCAGTACATCAAAAAACTTTCAAACGAGCTAAAGAAGGCAAAACTTACCAAGACACTTGATAAGATGAACTCTTCTGTTAACCGGAGTGCCAAGTATTGGAAGCAATTAGCAAAGCCTATAAAGACTTCTGCTGATGCATTCAAGACGATGGATAAGGCGCTGAAAGATTTCAGAGGTAAAAAGAATCCACTTGACCGATTGGATAGTAGTGTAGTCAGTCTTTATAAGACGGTTCGCAAATATCAGTTTGGCAAAGAAATCGCTAAGCAGATGACTGTTGCTGATAAGTCGATGAGTGGTAAGCATAGTTTCGTTGGGAAGTTCTCATTAATGACAAAGACGATCGAAAAAGAACTACGCTCTTTCGGTCGTCTTTTTGATCGGGATTGGAAGAATGCTTGGGAACGTATTGATACTTACCCATCTCGGGGGTTATCTAAGGTTACTAGCACTGTTTCAAGTCGATTATCCTCAATTGAAAGTCGAGAATCTAACTTCACTAGTAAGTTCTTAGGCGGTTGGCGAAGCTGGGTTAATGACGTTGTTAGTTCAATGCGGAGTGGCTTTGATAAACTACCCGGAATAGCTCGACGTGCAATGTCAGGAATTGTTAGCCGGTTAAATAGTGGTATCTCAGCAATCAATAACGTTATTGGTGACTTTGGCGGTGATAAGAAGCTAAGTTCAATTCACTATGCACAAGGTACATCAATGAGTGGTTACTCGGGTCACCCAGGTGGCCTGGCAATGGTTAATGATGGGCTTGGTCCGTATAAGCAGGAACTTGTTTGGCAACCATCAAGTGGTTGGCAAGTATTTGCTGGGTTAAATCGTCTAGTTAATCTAGAACCCGGTTCCCAAGTTATTGACGCTGAACATTCTGACCCAATCTTACGAGCTAATTCAATTCCGCACTATGACAGCGGGACACTTTCAGAGGATGAACAGGATAAGATTGCGGAAGCGTTTATCAATAACCCGGTAAAGGCTTCACGTGATTTAGTCTTAAAGGTTACTAATTGGAGTTCCAGCGTTCCAATCGTGCCAACTTTTGGTAAGGCGACCGCTATTGGTTTCTCTCGTGGAATTGCTAATGTCTTAAAGGACTTGCTAGGAATCATTAAGGAACCAATCAATGGTGACTGGACTCCCGTAATTAAATCCGCTGCTCGCTTACTTCATTTTCACATTGCTGGCTGGCAAATTTCTAAATTGTTACGTCAGATTCAGACTGAATCAGGCGGTCGTGAAGTAATTACCAATAATTGGGATAGCAACGCTAAGGCGGGGCATCCATCACAAGGGTTGCTTCAGTTTATTCCGTCAACGTTTAACACGTGGGCGGTTGGTAAGTATCACGATATCAATAAAGGTTTTGACCAAATTTTAGCTGCCATTAATGCCCTTAATCACGGTGGTGAAGGTGGCTGGGGTAACATTGGTAACGGTCACGGCTGGGCTAATGGTGGTCACATCATGCAGGCTCAGTTTGGCTTGGTTGGTGAAGATGGTGACGAATACATTATTAATCCGAATAAACCAAACGCAATGCAATTAGCTACGGAGGCAATAAGTGATATTCTTAATCGAAACCCTAATTTGGGAGCTGTCCGGCCTGCGCTAGCTAGTCCTCAATATCAACCAGCTATAAGTCCAGTTGCACAAACTAACGTAGCGGCTGGTAATAATAACGTTATGGTTAACTTGGTAAAACAAGTAGTTGAAAAGCTAGACAATATCAATATTCACCCACGCATTACAGTTGAAGATATAGCTAAACCTGTTGACAAATATAATGCTGCGAAATTTTCACTTCGAAGGAGATGATATGTTTGCTTAAAGTATTTTCTGAACGGGAGGATAAGCCACGTGCTTACCCTCTCTTGGAGCCAAGTCAAGTTGGCTATGGAGCAATAAAGTATCCATCTTTCACCCCGTACGAATTCTCAATTAGTCCAGATGGTAAAAACTGGACGAGTTGTTTTGACGTTCCAGCGCTTGAAGGTGTCTATTGCACTGTTCCGCCTGACGTTCAACCGGCTACTCGAACAAATAACTTACGTAAAGTTGGATTACAAGATGGTTCACGTTTGTTATCGACGACTTACGACACTCGCGACTTTACAATGTCGATGATGTATTCGGGTGTCAGCGAAACTGATGCAATGCTTGAATATGATGCACTGCAACAATTTCTAATCAGTCGTGAAGCTTATTGGATATGCTTTTCTAACTGGCCTCATCGTATGTATTACGTTGTCGCTAAGATGGATAAGCCTACGTATAGCAACGAAAAGAACTGGACTTGCAACGTTACCTTTACTGATTTGTATGGTTTAAGCCGATCAATCGGTACTTCCCAAGATTACCCAGATGATGTTTGGGGAGTTGGTAACGATATGCCGGAAGGAGTAGATCCACAATATACGTTCACTACTAACACTTTTAGCGTGTATAACTTAGGGAATGTGTTAATTGACCCTGACCGGCGCGGACACCCCTTAAAAATAATCCTTGACGGTCATTCAGATGGCAATTTGAAGATTACCAACAAAACAACTGGTGATGCGATCACTCGTGCTGGGATGGAGATAAACGGCAAATCGGCCAATTCTTCTTTTGATGGTCAATTTGTTATTGATGGAGTTCGTGAAACACTTAATGGTAAATCTGATACTATGAACTGCACTCCCGATACGCTTACTCTTCAAATTGGCAAGAATGATTTTCAAATTGATAACTTCAAAGGCACGATTAAATTTGATTTTCCGATGTGGTGGTTCTCATGATACGTGATCAAGTTGTATTAACGAATGGATTGGATAATTTTTCTAATACGCAAGGAGAAGCAGTTGACTATAGCGACTTACACGACTCATTCAAAGTAAATTATCAGTTGAGCTCTGCTTACGAAATCTCGCTTACATTAACCTATACAGACCAATTTGCGGAGGCTTATAAGCTAGCAAAGATGAAGCGATATGTTGAATACTCTTATGACGATGGAACTCGTCAATTCTTTGCGATTCAGCAAATGGAAGAGGGTGTTGATGAGACTGGTCAACCAACATTACAAATAACAGCTACTCATGCACTAATTGATTTAATGAAGAATATCCGAATAGACCCCAAACAGCCAACAGAAGACAATCCAGATGTTAGCGGTTCGGGGTCTGATAGTTCTAGCGATTCAAGCGATGATAATAAGGACAATCAACAGCCAGGTACAACCGTGACTGTTAAACAGACTGATGTTCAGCAAACATATAGTCTCGAAGAACAACTCCATAAATTTATCGATAATAATGATCAAGGAGTAAAACTTGCTATCTATGGAACCTTCCCAAAGATGGCAAACGAAGCGACGGGATCGTTATACGAATGGCTAGGCTCTAATCTTGCTTCATATGGGGCGTTTTGGTACCCAGATGGCTATACATTACGGGTATATGACTTACCCTCAATTCAGCACCGGAGCGATGAGACTTTCCGCTACTTAAACAACATGACGAAGGTTGACTTACAAAGTGACGGAACAGAGCTTGTCAATGATTGCTGGGTTTATGGTGGCAAGGTTCAGAAGGATATTACTACTGTTACGGCAACCGGTGGGGTCAGCAATGGTGTCACAACTGCTGTTAACGGTGACTGGTCACAAGCTGCTAAAAATGCTGCTAACGTAATGGGCGTTTCGATGAACGATCAGCAATTAGGCGTACTATTAGCACAGATTAAGCTTGAATCTGGTGGTGACGAGAAAATTCTCGGTGGTACTGATGGCTTGAATGACGGCCGAGCAACTGGTTTGCTTCAATTTAAGCCTGGTACTTTTAACTATTATTGCCGTCCCCCTTATACCAATATTTTGAGCGGATTCGATCAGTTGATTGCTTTCTTTAATATCCCCAATTGTTTTGGTCAGATTACTGGTCGTCATGGCTGGTCTCCATCTGGGGCGCCTCTTAGCAAAGCTACCATTCAAGCTAAGCCGGCAACTGATAATAGTTGGGGCTGGCCTTTCCCTGGTACTGGTGAAGGTTCATTCTCCAGCGGTCAATTATTCGGTGTTCAGCCTGGTGGCGGCTTCCGGCAAAATGGCTTCCATGATGGCCTTGATTTCGGTTCAGTTGATCATCCGGGTTCAGAAGTCCATGCGGTTCACGGTGGCACTGTTACCTCTATTTCATGGGGTGGCAATGAAATCTTGTGGTACGTAGTTATTACGGACAGCACCGGTTTAAATTGTGAGTATCAAGAAGCGTTCCTTAATCGTAATAATGTATCTGTTAGTGTCGGCCAACAGATCAAAACAGGTGATGTAATTGGCGTTAGAACCAATAATCACTTACATTTAGGCATCACAAGAGCAGCAATTCCAGGCGCTTTTAGTAAGGCGTTTACCAATGACGGTACTTGGTTAGATCCATTACAAATTATTAAGAATGGTGGCGCTCCAAGTGGCGGAACTGGTGATAGTGGCGATAGTGGAACTACTTCTAGCACCACATCAGAAACCTACTACTCACTGTATTATCATTACGTTGACAAAGATAGTCAGAAACGCTACGGAGTGCATGTGGGAGCGCCAATCATTCAAGACAGTATCTATGATATGGATACGTTAAAAGCGTTTGTTGCTAACACAGTTAAGCATGAACCAGACACGACTTTTACTACAACAATGGACGATTGGCACACAGTTGCACTTGGTTATCAAATTAGGGTATATGCGCCCGAAATGAATATAAAGTCATGGGAGACCTTAGTTGGCTATAGCGGTAATCCATTTAATGAAACGCAAGCGCCAGAGCTTACGTATAGGAACACAGGGCTTGAATTGAAGAGCTTTGTTGACGCATTAGCACAGGACTTGCAGAAGATGAATCGAAATAACACCCTTCCAGAGAGAGGTGTTTCGATTGGAACCAAACAGGAAGACCACTTTGCTAATCCAAATAATCAAAAAGAAACAGGACCAACAGCTCCAAAGTATAGTCAAATTCAAATGAACCGTTTAGCTCAATTTATGCAAGGAAAGGATGTGACGTTGGATGGCAGATGATAAGACGACTGAAAACAAGGACGACAAGCGACCACCTTTGCAAGCAGTTGCTCCAGATAACAAGACACCACAATTTGATCAATCCTTGATATTAAAAAGGATGATTGATCCGGTGAGCGGATTTTATTGTCTTGCTTGTACTCCAGATAACGGTGTCACATGGCTTCCACAATTTACTACGATGGGTAAGGTCTATAGAAAAGAGGACGCTGAAAATTTCGTTCCGCTTTTACAAGAATGGCCAATTGAAAAACTTAAATTTAAGTCGCCTAACGGGACGGCTTTTTATTTATCCGTCAGTAATGATGGGCAACCCGTATTCACGAAAGTAGGTGATAGTGAATGAGCGAGTTTAAACTACCTCACGTGGAGGATTTACGAACTGACGCAACGTTAATAAGAGGCTTGCAAGAGGACTTCAAGGCGATTGAGCAAGAGGACAAAGACGATGATCAAGCTCTATCTGATGAAGTGGCAGACCGTAAAAAAGGTGACGATGATGAAAAGGCAGCACGACAAAGCGCTGATGATGGCCTTGAAAAGCGCATTAAAAAGCTTGAAGATAATAGCGCTACTCATGGCGAAGTGAAAGCTGCTAAAGACGAGTGGAAGAACAAGATCGAACATGTAGCTTTGGGTACCGACTATGAAACGGTCGAACAAGCTGTCATGCAGATTTTGAAAGAGAAAGGAATGATTTAATGTCACAAACTTTAACTTATGTGATCGGTCAAGACCGGCGTCCGCATGTTGACAATGTACAAGACTTCAAGGTTAACTTTGATGGCAGTAATACTAACTGGGTCCAAGCGCGTCAGTATGAGCGAAGCATGCGGCAAGTCTTTGTCAATATCAAGAACGAAGACGGGACACCCCTAGACTTAACCGGCTGCAACGTCTGGTTTGAAGGTTTACTTCCGAAGAATTCCGCCGGCGACTTCCGAGTAATTGATGATAAAGGCTACGTTGCCCTTGACCCCACTGCCGGCCGTTTCCGTTTCGATATGCCCGGTCATGCTTTCACAGTCGCTGGTTCCTATCGCCAAGCCTTTTTCCGTATTGTCAAGGATGGCAATTCCATCACCACCTTGGAATTCGATCTCGACGTCCTTGCCGATAAGGTCATTGATGGATTGGTACCACGAACGTATATTTCACCTGTCGAAGAGTTAATCAATGAAATCGAAACTAAGTACCAAGACAGTACCGATAAGCTCACTAAGATGACCAGTGACTTTGTTGATCAATTTACACAATCAATGAACACTCTCAAGGCATTAGGGGTTACCGTTCAGAATGGTTTGGATGCCCTAGAAGCTAAGATTAAGCAAGATGGCTTGTTTACGCAGGCAGAGGCAGATGCGTTTAAGCAAAAAATTCAAGAACAACTTGACAAAGCTCTTACAAAAGTTGATGAAAAATTGGCAAGTATTTTTGGCAAAGGTCAGAATCCAGTCGCTTTAAGTGTCTACTGGACAAACTGGGATAACGATAAGCGACAGTATACGCAGTTTTCGGTCGACCAGATGAAAACGTCAATCGATGTGGCAGCTAACTATGTGCAAGGAATTGTTGTCCCTTTGCGCTTAGAAAATGACGGCAATCAGTTTCATGTTCTTGGTAATCTCGCCGATATTAAGCAGGGAATTGATTATGCAACTTCAAAAGGCCTCAAATTAATGGGAATTAAAATCCATTGTGTAGCCACTCTAGAACAAATTAACAATTACGGAATGGATAATTTTTTCAATGATTATGCAAATTCAGTTAGTGCTACTTGTACATCACTAAGCCTTACTACTGATACAAAACTGACAATTCTGAACGAGCGTTGGGATCTAGTTAACGATAAAACGTATGCTGATAAAGTCGTCAAACTAATCAACGACTTAAAGACAGCAACTAAGTTATCAGTTGGTATCTCCTTTGTTCAACAATATTTAGGTGATGCTCAAAGTTCTGTATATTCCGCTTGTGACTTCATCGGGCTTAATGCTTATCCAACGGTTACTGACTTGAAACGTTCGGTCCCATTTGCTTTAATTGCTTCTGCTTGGCAACAAGTAGCTCCAATCATTCAATCATTAATTGCTTTATATCATAAGCCGATTTTTTTGAGTGAAACAGGAATTGAAGATAACTACGAAGCGCTAGAAGATCCGTCGAATTGGAAAGTAGGATCACAGTACAACTCACAAGGTGAAGTTCAATATATGTATTTTAAGGGCTTGTTTGCTTCTGGGATTCTTGACTATACATCTGCTGTGTGGATCTGGTTTGGCGTTACTTCAACTAAGGCGCAAGCTCTAATTCGCCAATATGCAAACGGGGTGATTAACTAATGATTAATTTGTATACACAGACAGACGCCTATCCCAATGCTGACTTACATAGTGATCTTTTCGCGCGGCTTGTGAGACTCCCACCACTTCCTGACAAAGATGCATATAACAACGATAACTATTTTGAAGCAGAAATGCTGATAACTTCTTATCGAGCTGAAACAGTTGTCTCTCATCGAATTGGAATTTATGGTTCGAAAGGAGAATATACACTCATAGATAAAGATGATGATGCTGAAACCTTAAAGCTTCAGATTGTTCAGCTAGATGATAATGAAATATATCTGGTTACCAGTGGCCTCTTTCAAACCGCTAAAGTTAATCTTTACATTATTTCTACCAATAAACCGGCTTATATGTATCCAATTTGGCACGACGATTGGTTTGAACTAAGTGGTAAAGCAATCGGAAACTATCGCTCAAATTGGTACAATCGAGAGATCACTAATGCGCCTAAATTAGAGAATAATTGGAAAGATAAAGCAAGCGTTTTAGGAACTCATTCTTTTTATGTAATTCAAAAGAACATTTGCTTCGTTAATATTTCTATTCAGTCAGGCGATTTTATCAACGCTGGTTACACGGTTGTGGGCTCCGGCTTGCCTAAGCCCATCACCTATAACAATTCTTGGTATCATGCAATTAATGTTACTTTAACGGGCATTGATGCGGCTAACAATCGAATGAGCATTACGGGTCAAATTAGTGATAATGGTAATTTGGTTGTAGCAAGAGCTGCTAATGCTACACCAACTCAAATCATTGGAAGTTTTTCGTATCCGATTACGACCGATTACTAGGAGGCGAGTACAAAACTGTCACAGGTCAAGACTATGACACAGCAACCGAACCACAACCTGCATAGCATTAAACTATAGTCGCCATTGAAATACACAATACATAAATAAGCCTCGCTCAAATGAGTGGGGCTTTTCTTATGGGCGGCTATCTATCATCACAGTAGATAAGAATAATTACTGCAATGACAATTTGAATAATAATTTTTTTATGTGCTGTATCGTAATTAAATAGCCATCGAATAATAGTTTTAGTAATGGATTCAACTAATATATCAATTAATTTTTGACTTATATAATTTAAAATCATTTTTTGAAGACTCCTTTTGGAATCTTCTAAAATAATTTTTCATTTTATGATGTTTTTCTTTTGCACAAATTTAGGGGGTGAGGAGTGTGCACGTATTCGGAGGGCTAAGTATTGATGAATGGGGTTCTGTGGTAGCGATTCTTGGTGGTATAGGTGCATTCATTGCTTTAATCGTGAAAATGACCTCGATTATGAATCGCTTAGAAAGTTCAATTGATGCTTTAAATACCACGCTCAATAACTTAGTTAATGACAATCATGATTTAAAAATTCGCCTCAATCATATTGAGGATCGATTTGAGGAACACATTGGTGAAGCTAAGGTCCGTAATCAGAAGATTAAAGCATTGGAGCATGAAGTGTTTGGAAGGAGTGAAAATGAATGAATGTTAAACAATTGAAGAAGAAGTTTCTGAATGCAGACGGCACAATCAATAAAACGGTTGTGGCGTCTTTTATTACGCTTCTAATTGTCTTGATTCAGCAAATCATGATGGCTTGTGGATTTAGCTATGGTCATTGGGACCAGGTTGTTGCAATCATTAACACGGTGCTAACAATTTTAGGGTTGTGTGGGTTTGTTGAAGGGAACGGTGAAGTTGAACTTCAAAATAAAGGAAGTGAAAACGATGAAACACAAACGAAGTAAACAAATGGCGGTTGCATTAGCAGCCGCTTTTTTAGTTGCACCAATTGCGACAGGAATGGTTGAACTTAATAGTCAACAATTACCAGTTGTTCAAGCAGCTAAGGGTGAGCGAGGGACTGACCAATCTCGGTACCAAGGGCCACAAGGACGAACAGCATATGGTGACGAGAAGTTCCAAATTAATCAGATGGGCGGAACAGTTGACGGTTATAACATGTACGACCAATCAACCTATGCTTCTCAAACGGCAGCAACGATTGCTCGGGGAATGCGGGCCCATAATTACATTTGGTGGCAAAACGTCACAACTAATTGGCAAGCAGACCAAGTATTAAACTACTTTTTGCCAAAAGTGCAAACACCAAAGGGTTCAATCATTGCGCTTGATGTTGAAAGTGGTAATCAAAACACCCAAGCAATTCAACATGCCTGTAACCGAATCCGTAAAGCGGGCTACACGCCAATGGTATATGGTTACAAGAACTTCTTGCTAAACCATGTTGATTTGATCTACTTAGCTAGTCGTCAACAATTGTGGTTAGCAGAATATCCAGATTACCAAGTACGGAGGTACCCTAACTATAATTACTTCCCAAGTTACGCTAATATCGGTATTTTCCAATTCACTTCAATGTATGTGCCAGGCGGTCTTGATGGTGACGTTGACCTAACAGGGATTACTGATAATGGTTATAAGAACGGTAATCCACAGAAACCAAAAACCAATACGCCGGCAGTCACAACCGGAAAGCAGATTCACCGGGATAGTCATAACTACACAGTTATGCCAGGTGATTCCTGGTGGAAGATTGCGACTGACCATCACATGAATATGCATGCTCTTGCTCAATTGAACGGAGCAACAATTCAAACAGTCATTCATCCAGGTCAAGTTCTTCGGGTGGCTGATAGTGGTCAAGGCTCTAAGGTAAGCAACAAGGTTCAACGGCCTATTACCCAATCAAAACAGTCGTCTTGGCGAGATAGTTTAGGTGACACTTGGCACACCGAAAAAGGAACCTTTGTGGCAGATACATGGCTTCATCTACGTTGGGGAGCCAAGCCAAGTTCTTCTTCAATTGCTATTATTGCTCCTGGTTCAGCAATTAAGTACGATGCTTGGTCACGTCATGATAGTTTCGTCTATCTACGTCAACCACGTGGTAACGGTCAATATGGTTACATTGCTTGTCGTGATGCACGAACTAACGAGGCATATGGAACATTTAAACAATAAGAATTAGCCCTAGTGGTTGTTGCAGAAAATGTAACGTCCACTAGGGCTTTTTGTGCATTTTAAACGGGAAACTTTATTGACTTTTTGTATAAACACGTATATACTATAGATCGTAGGGGGAAAGAAACCCTGATTTTTATTATAGAAAGGAAGTATTTCATTATGTCAATTTTTTTAGCACGAAGTCATCTCATATGTTGTTAAATTATCTTTTTTGGAATGGTTTTAATAAAGGAGGTTTCTCATTATGACAGCACAAACATTGAAGCTTGGTAAATGGGGAAACTCAAGTGCAATACGATTACCTAAGAAGATGCTTAGAAAGATTGGAATTGCACCGAATGATGAAGAAATTAGGGTAGAGATTACTAATGACTCTATCGTCATCAAACCTCAAAAAAAGCAAAAGGCTCTTGAAAAACTTTTTGCAAATTACGATAGCAACCAACCATATCCTTATGAAATAGTAGATAAAGGAGGAGCTATCGGAGAAGAACTTTATTAA